AGAATTATTACATGAATACAAAAGGTGTATGGATGATCCTATTTACTTTGCAGAAGAATACGTAAAGGTTATATCACTTGATGATGGTTTAGTTCCGTTTAAGCTATATCCATATCAGAAGCAAATGTTTGGACACTTTAATGAGCATCGTTTCTCAATCGTTTTGGCTTGCCGTCAATCAGGAAAATCAATCTCGGCATGTGCGTATCTCCTCTGGTATGCAATCTTTCACCCGGAAAAAACAATTGCGGTTCTTGCGAACAAAGGGGCGACTGCTCGGGAAATGCTATCTCGTATCACGCTTATGTTGGAAAACATTCCGTTCTTTTTACAACCGGGTTCAAAGGCGCTTAACAAAGGTTCATTAGAGTTTAGTAACAATTCGCGAATAATTGCTGCTGCTACTTCCGGTAGCTCTATTCGAGGTATGTCTGTTAACCTTCTTTATCTAGATGAGTTTGCCTTTGTAGAAAGAGCATCAGAATTTTATACATCAACATATCCTGTTGTATCTGCCGGTAGAGATACAAAGGTTATTATTACGTCTACTGCAAATGGTATTGGTAATCAGTTCCATAAAATATGGGAAGGAGCAGTTCAGACAATAAACGAATTTATTTCATTCCGCGTAGATTGGTGGGATGTACCGGGTCGTGATGAAAACTGGAAAAAAGAAACTATTGCTAATACAAGTCAATTGCAATTTGACCAAGAATTTGGTAATACATTTTTCGGAACAGGTGATACACTTATTAATGCCGAAACCTTATTAGGCTTTCGGGCAAAACCTTATATCGAAACACTTGAGAATGGCGATCTCAAAGTATATAGTAAACCTACTGAAAAACATGATTATATCATGACAGTAGATGTAAGTAAGGGAAGAGGACAGGATTATTCTACTTTTAATTTAATCGATATTAGCGTTCGCCCGTTTGCACAGGTTGCTGTTTATCGGAACAACACTATCTCTCCTTTACTCTTCCCTAATATTATATATAAGTACGCGAAATCCTACAACAATGCATATGTTGTAATTGAATCAAATGATCAAGGTACTGTAGTTTGTAATGGTTTATATCATGATTTAGAATATGAAAATGTGCACGTTGAATCTGCAATTAAAGCAAATGCAATTGGTATCGAAATAACAAGAAAAACAAAAAGACTCGGCTGTTCAGCAATTAAAGACATTTTAGAAAATAATAAACTTAGTATTGTTGATGATACTACAATACTTGAAATTTCTACTTTTGAAGCTAGAGGTCAATCATACGAGGCATCAGACGGCAATCATGACGATCTTATGATGAATTTGGTAATGTTTGGTTATTTTGCATCTACACAATATTTTGGTGATATGACAGATATTAATTTAAAAGAAATGTTATTTAAGAATAAGATGAAACAAATTGAAGATGATATGGTACCGTTTGGATTTATTGATGATGGTCAAGCGCATATGGATGTTTTAGAAGGTCAAGAAAAAGATACTTGGCAAATTAAAGACTTCGATCCTGACTTAGCAGGTCATGATGGTGTATTTGACAGAGACTTATAATATTATAAATAATAGCAAATATTGAAAACAACCGTATTATGTTAACATATCATTAAAAAGGAAGAACCAAAATGGCATTAGGTACACCGTCAGAAAGCCCTGCGGTTGTTGTCAAAGAGATAGATCTGACTGGTGGCGTTCCAAACGTACAGTCAACTACTGGCGCAATCACAGGTAATTTCCGCTGGGGGCCTGTCGCACAAAGAGTATTAGTAGACAATGAGGCAACTCTTGTTGATACATTTGCGACACCAGACTCAGCGTCAACTGTTGACTTCCATTCGGCTCAATACTTCTTGCGTTATTCAAGTAACCTACAAGTAGTGAGGGAAGCAACAACTGCAGCCAAAAATGCACGTTCACCAATTGGTCAACTCGGAACGGATAGTGATGGTACACTTCCTACAGAGTTTGTCAAGAACGATGCAGATTTTGATGCACAAAGATCCGGATTAGATTCAGATTCACACACAATTATTGGCAAATATCCAGGCGCGCTTGGCAATTCGCTACAAGTTCAAATTTGTCCTTCAGATGCTACACAGTTTAATGCGTGGTCATATAAGGATAATTTTGATAAAGCTCCATCAACATCTGATTATGCAGCAGATCGTAACGCATCAAATGATGAAATTCATATAGTTGTCGTTGATCAAGATGGTAAGTTTACTGGAACTAAAGGTACTGTTCTAGAAACATATCCATTTGTATCAGTTGCATCAGACGCAAAAAATCCAGATGGAACTACAAACTACGCTTTGGATATTATTAATGAGCGCTCAGAATATGTTAACATGGTGGCATGGGATTCCGCCTACAGTGCAGCAGGAGCATCAACAGAAATTGATAGTGGAGATAATTTCTCCATGGGAACTCCAGCTGTTGTTGATCATAGTCTACTTAAAGGCTCAAATTCAGGTGCACTAGGCGTATCAGATGTGCTTCGTGGTCATGATCTCTTTGAAGATAAAGATCAGGTAGAAATTGATTTTCTAATTTCACCAAGCATGACTAACAGCACTGATCAAGCCACAATCGTTAATGATTTGGTCACAACAGCACAATCACTTCGCAAGGATTGTATTGTATGTGCATCACCTGCAAGAGATGACGTAGTAAACTTGACAAGCGCAGCAGATATTACAACTAACGTAATTGCAACTGCAAATGCATATACTAACTCATCGTATCTTGTTGCAGATAATAACTTCTTAAAAGTCTACGACAAGTACAACGACGGTTACATTCATATTCCGGCAGCGTCTTCAACTGCAGGTATTTGTGCAGCCACAGATCTTAATAGAGCTCCATGGTTCTCACCAGCAGGCTCAAGACGAGGTCAGTATCTTGGAATTACTGGTTTGGCATATACACCAAACAAGTCACAAAGAGATCAGCTGTACAAAATTGATGTTAACCCAGTCGCTAACATCCCAGGACAAGGAACACTTCTTTACGGAGATAAGACAATGCTAGGACGTCCTTCAGCATTCGATCGCGTTAACGTACGTCGTCTATTCCTTATTCTTGAAAGAGCAATCGGTAGAGCCGCTCAACAGGTATTATTCGAATTCAATGATGAGTTTACTCGCGCAGAATTTGTTAATATTGTAGAGCCTGTGCTTCGTGAAGTACAGGGTAGACGTGGAATCACAGACTTTAGAGTCATATGTGATGAAACTAATAACACTCCTGCTATTGTAGATCGCAATGAATTCATCGCAAACGTCTTCATCAAGCCAGCACGTTCAATTAACTACGTAACTCTGAATTTCGTAGCCGTAAGAACAGGTGTTGACTTCGAAGAAGTTGTTGGCACAGTTTAAGGAGATAACGAACAATGGCTATTCTCGGAGTAGATGACTTTAAGTCAAAACTGAGAGGCGGCGGTGCTCGTCCTAACCTCTTTAAAGTAACAATTAACTATCCCGGATTTGCAAATGGAGATGCAGAACTTACATCGTTCTTGGTGGAAGCAGCTGCATTGCCAGGGTCAACCTTCGGTATCATTCCAGTATTCTTCCGTGGAAGAATCCTAAAGATGGCTGGTGATCGTACATTCGCTGAATGGACAACTACTATCATTAACGATACTGATTTTGCAATTCGAGATTCAATTGAGCGTTGGATGAATGGTATTAATGCACATTCTGCAAATACAGGTCTGACCACGCCAATTGCATACGAAGCAGATCTTAAAGTTGATCAACTTGATCGTAACGGAGACGTCTTAAAGACTTACACCTTCCGTGGTGCATATCCTCAAGACTTGTCAGAAATTGCGCTATCATATGCTGACAATGATAATATTGAAAGATTCACTTGTACTTGGGCATATCAGTACTTTGAGTCTAACACTACAGACTAAATAAATAGTAAGGAGCCGGGTTCTCTCGGCTCCTATTTCTAGTTTAAGGATTTTAATATGGCAGAACAATCTGGACAAGACGGCATTAAATTATTTGGCTTTGAAATTAAACGCGCCAAAAAGAAGGAAGAAGATAAAGCTCCTTCAATAGTTCCGCCACGAGATGACGAAGGTGGTAGTTACGCAACCGCATCCGGTTCCCACTATGGTCAGTATCTCAATCTTGGTGATGACGATTCAAAGGACAACTATCAACTCATTATGAAGTATCGTGGTAATGCGATGCATCCAGAAGTTGACATGGCTATTGAAGATATTGTAAATGAATCTATTACAGGATCTGAATTAGAACAAACTCTTGATATTAACATGGAAGATGTTGAAGCTCCTGATAGAATTAAGAAAGTAATTAAAGAAGAATTCGATACGATTTATGGTATGCTTAACTTTAAAGAGCTAGGTCATGACATTTTCCGCCGTTGGTATATTGACGGTAGAATGTATCATCATCTTGTGCTTAATGAAGCAAATCCTAAAGAAGGTGTTGTTGAAATTAGACCTATTGATGCAGCAAAAATGCGCAAGGTCAAAAAGGTTAAGAAGAAAAAAGATCCAAAGACTGGTGCAGATATTATTGAGAAAACAGAAGAGTTCTTTATTTTTCAAGAGAAACCTGGTTCTTCTACAAGTGGCGTAAAGATGACACCTGACTCTGTCAGCTATGTGACATCAGGTCTGCTTTCAGAAGATCGTAGAAAAAATATTTCATACCTACATAAAGCGTTAAAGCCAATCAATCAACTTCGTATGATGGAAGATGCATTGGTAATTTATCGTTTGGCTCGTGCACCAGAACGTCGTATTTTCTATATTGATGTTGGTAACTTACCGCGCGGTAAGTCAGAACAATATATGAAAGACATTATGGCTAAGTATCGTAACAAGCTTGTATATGACGCAAAGACTGGTGAGATACGAGATGATCGTAAACATATGTCTATGCTCGAAGATTTTTGGTTACCAAGACGTGAAGGTGGTAGAGGTACCGAAATCTCTACACTTCCAGGTGGTGAAAATCTAGGACAAATTGAAGACATTATTTATTTTCAAAAGAAAGTATATAAGTCACTAAACGTACCTATCAATCGATTAGAACAAGAATCACAGTTCTCTCTAGGTAGATCTACAGAAGTTAATCGCGATGAGTTAAAGTTCCAAAAGTTTATTGATAGACTTCGTATGAGGTTTGCCCATCTTTTCTATGGCATTCTTAAGAAGCAATTAGTTCTCAAAGGTATTTGTACAGAAGAAGATTGGGAAACATGGAAGAATGATATTACTGTTGACTTTGTAAAGGATAATCACTTTACAGAATTGCGTGATATTGAAGTACTAAGAGAAAGAGTACAAACACTTGATATGGTTCAAAACTATGTTGGTGAATATTACTCTAAAGAATGGGTACAGAAAAATGTTCTTATGCTTTCTGATGAAGACATTGAGAATATGAAAAAAGAAATTGATGGCGAAACTGAAGAAGAACCCGAAGAAGAGCCACAAGAAGTACCACAGCAGGAAGAACCTCCTACTGATGGTGGACAAAAACATAGTATTGATATTAATGTAAAAGGAAATAACTGATGAGTGAAGCAGAAGCACAAGTAATGGCACCAGAACCTGAAGCAAATGAGTTGCCGCCACCCCATATTCAAGATATGATTAATCATGCTATGGATCAAGAGTTTAGCCAAGCTAACAATATCTTTAGTGATATGATGACTGTGAAATTAAATGATGTACTTGATCAAGAAAAAATTCGACTAGCAGATCAAATTTTTAATGGAGGTGGAGATGAAGAAGCTGATACTAACGACGACCAGCTCGAACTTGACCTTGAAACAGAGAGCGAGTCTGAAGAGGGAGAACAGGGAGAAGAGGAAGCTGACGAAGTCGAAGAAGACGATGAAGATAGCATGACTGATGAAGAAATTGCTGATGTAATTGATAACATGTCTGATGAAGAACTTGCTGAACTTGATGCAGAAATTGAAGAAGAAGACGAAAATTCTTCTGAGTAAAAAGTAATAAAGGTATAAATAACATAGTAAAATGAAAACTTTTACACATTTAAGAGAACTGACTGGTAGGAAACCTGAAGGCCAATTAATGGTCAATAAAAAATTAGGTAGAATACAAGTGATGGTTTATAAAGAAAAAAATGGCTTCGTCGCTTATATCGATGGAGACAGACTTGATCGATATAGATCAAAACAAGAAGCAGAAAAAGCTGCTATGGAATTTATAAAGGTAATTAAAAAATGAAGCTGATTTCTGAATATACTGAAGATCAATTAGAAGTTATCACAGAAGCTACTAAAGATGGCGGAAAAAAATATGCCATTGAAGGTGTAT